AATGGCGTTGATAAATTTTATCATGATTGACCATACTCTTGAGTATAGGACAAGCAAGACCGAATTCTGGCCCAAGCGACATGCTTGCGGTTCCTTTATGGGGGAACCAGTCTCCTTTATGGGACTTACGCTCTACAACCTGTGTTGTGGAGAAATTGCCGATTTCTGGCAGTGGAAATTATCCAAAGCGGACCTCAACTGGTCCGGGGACTGGACTCGCGCCAGTCTCACACATTTTGCATGTGGCGGGAAATTCCCGACCGGTTACGTAGTAATTACCGGTGATGATCGGACAGAGATTACCGATCAGCGTGGAAAATTCCACATACTTAATCAAGTATATGTCCAAACGAATGGCAAACCAAGTCCTGGTAAGAACACAGTTTCCTGTGTTCACGGCGTACACGCCGAGAACCACATCTATCTCGATGCGGGTTCTAACATCTATTTAGATGTTATAAAGCCAAAGCTTTTGACACCGTCTACCCGATTCCATTCGGATAACCGGTCCTCCATAATTGGAAAGGGAAGTTCCCTTTTCCTCCAGTTACACTGGTTGGAAGAGTCAACATTTTTTGACTCTAAGGCACTCGCCAAGCGTGCGAGGTACCTTTACATCGATATGATGCAGAAAGGATTCTTTCCCCGTGAGATGTCTCTATGCAAGAGACTCCCGATCGGCCTACCACCTTCGGTAGGGGGAATAAGTTTTCCCATCTCCATGAAGGAGGCTGATGTAGTACATCAACGCGAACTGCGATTCTTATGGTGGCTCCTGAACAAGGCCAGCGTAGAAGAGTTTACGTTATATGCTATGCGCATACAGGATATTTCCTCTGAGGCCAAACGAGGCCTTCCATACCAATTTGGTAATTCCTATTGGGGAAAGGTTCTTTCGAGCCAGATCACAAAAAGTGATCTACGTGTCGTTCGAGAGGTTAACTTCGAAGACACCAAGGCTATGTTTAGCCTATACGACGTACTTTGTTACGTCAAGGAACATGTTCCTTCGGTGCCTGTCTCCCATGTAACTGGGATGCCACAGGTAACACTGGCAATTCGCCATGTCTTTAAGACTTGGGGTTATGTTCCCCTCGAGGCAATCCTCGATCTTATGGAACGTCAATGCACGTTCTTTAAGGCCTTCGATGAAGGCGTGGAGAAACGCGGGGGGCTATCCTTCCGACGTTATCTCACAAACCTGAAAAGGTTTTGGAATAGTATCCAAGAAGATACTGGTCATATTGACCTGACTGAACCTCATCAGTTCAAGTCTATGGATGATATCCATTGGAGGTTTCAACAGCGGTTGAGAACCTTCATTCACACAGATTTATTGTGTGACGGCGCATTGACGTCGGGTCCAAGTTTACACTTGGACCTCACCCGATTAAATGGTCCCTCCAGGACCAAACACGGGTTGAGCGAAGATATCGCTCATGCCATTTGGGCATACGTCCGTGGTTTACACGAGGACGATCATGACACTGTCATTTACCGACCAGAATGGGCCTCGGCCCAGTCGGTTTCTGCCTAACGGAAGTTAGGTTGATATGCACTAATGTGCAGGAGGCTTTTAAAAC